GATGCCGGCCTTCCTCAATAGTTGCCGCACTCGTTCGCCCGATATGCCGTTCTGCGCTCCGATTGCTTCCAAGGTCTGACCCGACCGATACGCCAGCGCCATAGCGGCGTTGCGTTCAATATTTTGAGGCTTCGGCCCGCGTGACCTGCGACCGGGCGACTTTTCCAGCGCGGCGTTTAGCCGATACGGTTGGCGCGGGACGCCCGATAGACGCAAGGACGCTCTGACCGTCGGGATAGATACAGCAAACCTTTGGGCTAGATTGTTCAGCGTAATACCTGATTGATAAAAGGCGGCGATTAACGCGCGTTGCTCGTCTGCCAGCTTAAATGGCCTGCCGCGCATCATGCCGCCCGTCCGCTGCGCCGCCGAGCGTAACGCAATGTCGCTCGCAGCTTCGCTATTGCCGATTGAGTCGCCTTCACCCCGCGCAGGTCGTTCGACAGGCGCCAGATATACGGACGACTCAGGCGTGAATGATCGCTGATCGCCGCTTGCGTCATCCCGAGGCGTAGACACTCTCTTACGATATCGTTTGGTGATTCCATGCCGTATGATAGCACTTGATGGTTGCCGAGCGGCAACCGCCGTTCGTCGGTTGGTGCGAAAAGTTCTTGCGCGAATTGTTGCCTACTGGCAATATCCAACCTCATCAACCCGGAGGCTCAACAATGAATCTCGAATTAAATGAAGCGATCGCCAGCAAGGTGCTGGATACGGTTGACGCCGGACTAATCGCCGGTGTCGGTATTGCGGTCCCTGGTCAAATGTGCGTCGAGGCTGCGGTATGCTATGCCTACGGCCTGCCGCACGGAGATAGACCGCCGTGCGTTGGTAGCGCCGTTCGCCAGTTCAAAATTCGATTGAATGATGCGCGATGGTCGAGTAACGCCGCGCGTACCGTTGGAATGCGCGCGCTCGCCATTGCGCAACTCGGCAGCAATGAGATTGACCAGCAAGCGTTCCGCCGGATCGTCGTCGAGCAAACCATTCGGCGGGTCGTGCCGATGGCATTGCGCGCCGCCGAATCGCGCGCCAAAGAACCGCACAAAGCGGCACTGATCGCAGCCGCCGACCGCTGCGCGAAAGAAGGCACGACGGACTCGGCGAGCGAAGCGAGGCGAGTTGCAAAATACGCAGCCGCAGCCGCAGCCGCAGCCGCAGCCGCATACGCAGCCGCAGCCGCAGCCGCAGCCGCATACGCAGCCGCAGACGCAGCCGCAGCCGCAGCCGCAGCCGCAGACGCAGCCGCAGACGCAGCCGCAGACGCATACGCAGCCGCAGCCGCAGCCGCAGCCGCAGCCGCAGCCGCAGCCGCAGACGCAGACGCAGACGCAGCCGCAGACGCAGACGCAGACGCAGACGCAGCAGCAGCCGCAGACGCAGCCGCAGCAGCAGACAAAGTACTGACCGTCGCCGCCGACATCGGCCTGCAGGCGCTGATCGAATTGAAATCGCCCGGCGTTGCGTATCTGTACCTGCTTGAGCCGGTAGCGGCATGATCCCGGCGATTTATCACTCCGACGCCCCAGCCGATCCGCTGGTCACCGAACATCAGGACTACGGCCATTTCGTCAGCGTGCGCCGCAGTCAACTGGGGCAATGGCGCAAGGGCCGGCCGCACTTCGGCGAGGACATGCGCGACGATGTGCGGGACGATCCGACGGAGCGGGATGAGGTTGCGGATGAGGAGGGGGCGGAATGAACCTTCAACCCCTACTGTCCTGGCGCCCCGCTTGGTGGCTGCACGCAATCGTATCGTTGAGGGCGCAGAGAGCCATCGCGGAAAAGAACGTGTTTTAAATGCGGCTAATCCTCCAGCGCTGCGAACGCGAGTTGAAGGGCGTCGATTACGCGATCGAGCGCTTCGAGCGCGATGCGGTGGACGCTGGTATGGAACTGCGGAGGCGGGCGTGAGTGATCGCGCCGTTGTCTGTCTTGTCATCGCGCTCGGACTCGCCGTCGCGATTTTTATCAACTGAGAGGGGAAGTAATGAGCAGCTTCACGATCACCGTTACCGAAAACAAGCCGCTGTCCGATTTGATCACGCAGCAGGAACTAGCTGTCGAACGCTATCGGCAGACGGTCGACACGATCAACCTGCCAGCAGTCATTGCTGCGATCAATCCGAAGCCGCCCCGCGTGCGCAGGGCGGCGGCGAAGGTGAAGGCGTCGTGAAGGCTTTTGTGGGGGCTCCATTCGATCAATGGCGCGATCGATCCGCCGTCGTGATTCGGCATTTTGGTGATATCGGCGACCAGACATGCGGTGTATTCAATATGCCGGTCGGCGCCACGATGCTTTTTATCGTCGCATCTACAGGTGAAGGTTGGGATCATGTCTCGGTGTCGCTGCCGAACCGTTGCCCGACATGGGAAGAAATGTCCGCAGTCAAACGCGCCTTTTTCCGGCGTAATGAGTGGGCCTGCGAACTGCATCCGCCGGAGTCCGATAATCTAAGCTTGTATCCCTATTGCCTGCATATCTGGCGCTGCCAATTCGCTGACATGCCGCTTCCCGATTCAATCATGGTTGCGCCGTCGAAGTCGGTTATCGCGAGGATTGCATCGTGACCCAAAACGAACGGCTGGCAATCGTCGGCCAGATGACCACCTTTGGGGGCGCCTTCATAAAAACCCTCGCCCAGCTACTGCTGCTCGCCGACGACGACAACACCGCGCGCATCGAAGCGGCATGGCCCGAGTATATGGCGAAGTATCGCAAGATCGCCAGCAAGGTGCAGCTATGAACCGCGACGATTTTTTCGCAGCCGCATCCGCTGCCAATGCCATCCAGGTTGCGGGCGTGACGGCTGGGCAGGAGATTGCGCGGCGGGAACTGGAGCCGAAGATTGCCGAGCTGCGGGATGCGCTCGCGGGGCTGTACGGGCTGCTGGAACTGCTATCTGGCCGCGACGATGTGCCGCCCGTCATGCGCTGGCGGGAATGGGAATCGAATCACCGCGCGGTTGAAGCTAGGCGGTTGCTGGCGGATTATGAACAGCATACCAAGGTGACGGCATGACCATCACCTATTACAAAGAGACGATTCAAGGCTCCGAGGAGTGGATGGACCTCCGGAAAGGATTGCTGACCGCCAGCGAAATGCACCTGATTATCACGCCCACGCTCAAGGTCGCGTCCAACGAGAAGGAGCGCGCCCATTTGTATGAGTTGCTGGCGCAGCGGATCACCGGGTACGTCGAGCCGAGTTGTGTGAGCGACGACATGCTGCGCGGACAAGAGGACGAGATTGACGCGATAGAGTTGTACGCGAAACGCTACGCGCCCATCCAACGCATCGGCTTCATGTCGAACGACAAGTGGGGATTCTCGATTGGATATTCGCCCGACGCGCTGGTAGGCAACGATGGTCAGGTCGAGTGCAAGTCTCGCAACCAAAAGTTGCAGATCAAGACCTTCATTGAGTACGTTTCGCTGGGCGAGATCGACCCGTCATTTATGATTCAGGTGCAAACCGGATTGCTGGTGAGCGAGCGCGAGTGGTGTGATCTGATTTCGTACTGCGGCGGCTTGCCGATGGCCACGGTGCGCGTGCTGCCGGACCCTGCGATTCAAGAGGCGATCATCGACGCGGCCACGGCATTCGAGAAGCGCATGGTGATCGCTCGGCAAAAGTTCGATGCGCTCATAGCATCCGAGGTGCGGCTGATTCCGACCGTGCGGAAAATTTACGAGGAAATGGTATGAGCGATATGACTACGGTGATCACCCCTCGTAGCGATCAACTGAACAGCGACGACTTGATCGCCGGCCCCATGACGATCGAGATTACCGGCGTGACGATTCGCCCCGGCCAAGAGCAGCCAATCTCAATTTCGTATGTGGGCGACAAGGGCAAGCCGTACAAGGCGTGCAAGTCGATGTGTAGGTGTATGGTCAACGCATGGGGTGCCGACTCCAAGAAGTACATCGGCCGCTCGCTGACTCTCTACCGCGATCCTGCTGTCAAATGGGGCGGCCTAGCTGTAGGCGGAATCCGTATTAGTCACATGAGCGACATTGACTCCGCCCTCACGATGGCGCTGACCGAGACACGCGCCAGCAGAAAACCATTTACGGTGCGGCCCCTACTCGCGCCTAAAGAATCCGCAGCGTCGCATGGATCGGACGGTGCGACGGGATCTGTTGCGACGAAGATTGCCGCGAATCCTGCGCCCGCTGCGGACCTTATCACCAAGGACCAGATCGCGACGCTTACCACGCGCTGCGCCGACAACGGGATCGCGCTGGATGATCTGAAAGCGGCCGGGAAAATCGAACAGCTTGCAGACATGCTCGCGGACCGATATGCGGGCGCAGTCAAATGGCTCGACAAGCGGATCGCTGAACGCCAGCAGGCGCAGGCATGAGACTAGCCGCCGTCATGCTGCTCGTCACCATCGCCGGCCTGTTCGCGCTATGGGCGCTCGGCTGGATCATGCTGGTGCTGTCGGGCTGGATGCAATGAGATACAACTACGAACGAATGACACAACACGACCCCGCGACAGGCTGCTGGATCTGGCTCGGTCGCTTCTACCGTGGCGTTCCCATCTTCGGCAAGACGATGGTACGTCGCGCGCTGTTCCTGGAAAGCGGGGGTCGCATTCCGCAGGGCGGGCGGGTCACCTTCACTTGCGAGGACTCGCGCTGTGTCGCGCCAGAGCATACCAAGGCGCTGACGCTGCGCGCAATGCTGGCCGAATGCCACCAGCGCGGCATGGTCTACGACGCGCGTTGGCGAGCGCGCCAGACGGCCGGGCGGCGAAAAAGTCAAGGCGTTGCACTCGACATGGAAACGGCGCGGCATATCCGGGCGCGTAGCGCGGGAGGCGTCAGCGCAATGCAGCTGGGTCGGGAGTTAGGCGTCAGTGCGTCTACCGTCGATCGCGTCATCCGCAACGAAGCATGGCGGGAGCTACCCACGTCACCCCTCGCGCTGATCGCGCACCAAGCGGGGATGCTACCGTAGACCCGGCCGTTGATTAAACCCCCGCCGCATTGTCGGCATTCACAGGAGAAGCAGCATGAGCGAACTAGCAGATGTAGCCGGTCACATGAGAGTACGTTTTCTGCCAGACGGCGGGCTGGTGTTGACTAACCCGGACGGCACGGATTACACCAACGTCAAGCACGGCTCACTGGACTCGGTTTACGAGTCCGTGCAATTTTTGATCGACGACGCATTGGCGATCAACTTCCCGAACGAGATCCGCGTCGACGGGCAGATCGAGCAGGCAGGGGCGCAACCGCCGGCCCTGTTCGGCTCGATTCCCGACGGCAAACTCGCCGGCTGGTTCCGCCACTTCGACGGGCCGATCACACCGCCGATCACGGTGCCCGCTGTCACCCCGGCAAAGACGGTTGGCGGCAACTGGGCTGTCACGCTCGATTCAATCCCGCCGTCGAAGCAGATTCAGTTCTACACCTCGGGCGTCGGTGCGGGCGGGACGATCACGCTGGACATTCCGTCGGCGCCTGGTCGTGTGCGCGGCACGGAGAAGGCGGGCACTACGACCACCACGCGGCACGTCAAGCAGACGCACGACGGCGCGCTGGTGATGGATCAGGATACCGGGACGAGCCTCGACGGCGTGCGCATCAGCAACGGGCCGGGCCGCGATCTGATCGTCATCACGATGCCGGGCTACGACGGCTCGTTCGGATTTTGCGATATGACGCTGATCGTCGACTACGACAAAACGTAACCCAACCCTTCACCAGCCGCCTGCAATGCGGGTGGCTGCCTGAAAGTGGTTGCGTAACTGATTGGAGGGAATGATGGCTATAGAGCAAATGCAGCATTGTTTCAACTGCGGCGCAGAGCTTGGTGTCTATAAGCAGTTGCCGGGCGACTTCGATACTTGTGGTCGGGCTGATTGCGCCCGCGAGCAGCGAGCAATTTTCCGGCAGCAGCGCGAAGAAGCGCACGAAGCTCTTGCGGAGAACGCGACGCTACGGTACGCATTGTCAATGCTCGCAGACGCCGTGCGCACCGTGGACTGCCCCTGCTCTGTGGGTGAGCGCGACAGCGGCCATCACATCGACTGCTACATGCCGCGACTGGCGTTGGAGATGGAGTCTGTGCGCGCCGCGCTGAGTGGAGATACTGATGAGCTTTGATGAACAACCGGACGGCGATCAGCATGGCGAGTGCGCCGCTGAGATTCGCAGATTGACCGACGAAAACGAGCGGCTGATCAAGATCACGATGCCAGGGTATGACGGCTCGTTCGGCTTGTGTGATATGTCCATCATCTGCGACTGGGACAAGAACTGATCCGCCTACCCGACCGCAGGCGGGATTGTCCTGCGGGAAATTGCAGTACGTAGCGATGGTCGGCGGCGTGGAGCGGCCGGCGCAATGTGCTCTGTTGGGGAAGCAAAGATAACCGGCGTGGCAACCGGAAGCCGCAACTCCCTGGCATCAGAACGCGACCCGGCGATAGTCGCCGACCATCACTACGCATTGGTAACCGAATAGGAGAACTGAATGACTACAGAAACCCTACTGCCGTTCACCATCGAGGCATTCAAGGCTGATCCAATGCGGGTGCGACTCGTCGGGAGTGGGCGGCCGGTCCTAGCAATGCTATGGGGCGAAGGAGTCGCAGTGCAGTGGACGGATGCAATGAGCATAGTACTTTATGGTCCACCGGCATTCACTTTGCTTCGGCTCTACAACCGCCAGAGGAGAGAAGCCATGAGCGATGAGCAGCGGCAAGAGCTATTGACGCTCGCAGGCAATTACGCATCGGTGCTGGATAGGTGCGGGCAGTCGATCGTGGATGCGCGCAAAAGGAAACTTGTCGCCTACGTCGATTCGCTCATTGCCGCCGAGCGCGAGGCATGCGCGGAGATGTGCGAATCAACGTACCCGGAAGTCGCTGACTCAGCGCAGAGACCAATGCGGACAATACAACTAGCTTGTTTCGATACGCCAGCAGAATGTGCCGCTGCAATACGGGCGCGCACATGAAACCATCCGGCTATCTCGTCGTCGATCGCGGCGAGGATTGGGAGCAACCGTTGACGCTGCGCACGGGCGACCCGTTGCCGCCCGGTGGCGTCCTCAGTTGGGGAACGCCTGCCGCGATCTTCCCGGATCGCGCCACGGCTCGCGCAGCCATCGTGCGGACCCATTATTACCGGCTCGCCTTCGGATCGACTCAATTACCGGAGCGGAAGTCTTGCGAGATCGTTCCGGCGCTGAACGTGAAGGCTACCAAATGACCACCACCGCTATGCAAGCGGCTGACCTTCAATCCCGCGTTCAGCCTTGGCTGCTGGCGTGCTTCGGCGCCGAGATTTCGCGCGACAAGATCGAGCGCAATCATCGCTTTCTCGAAGAAGCGCTAGAGCTAGTGCAGGCGTGCGGCTGCACCGGGAGCGAGGCGCATCAGCTCGTCGATTACGTTTTCGGACGCACGGTCGGCGAGCCATCGCAGGAGGCTGGCGGCGTGATGATCACCCTGGCGGCGCTCTGTCTCGCGCAGGACATGGACATGCACGAGGCCGGCGAAACGGAACTGCGGCGCATCTGGATGAAGGTCGATCAGATCAGGGCGAAGCAGGCTGCAAAGCCGCGTCATTCGCCATTGCCGGTAGCAACTCGGGACCGTGAAATGACCGCCCCGACCACGCCCCTATCGGCGGGAGTGAGTGAAACCCGCATCGCAAAACTGGAAGCCGCCCTACGGGACGTGCGCGATGGCTTGCGTGCGCAGGCGGTCGGTCGCATGGAATGGCGCGTTGCCCGCGAGAACGGCGCTTACTGCATCAGTGACTCCCAGGAACACGCGATCGATAAGTGGATCGCCGACCACCAAAGATACTGCGAGCGCGAAGGCTACCGGAAGGTCCACGTCCGCTACCTGAGCCCCAACGAAAACTACATGCGGGCGACTGCGGATTTTATCGACGCTGCGCTGAACGAGCAACATGCGGAACAGGATCAACCATGCTAGCGCTATCCATCCGTCAGCCGTGGGCCTGGCTGATTCTCAACGCCGGGAAGGACATCGAGAATCGCTCTTGGCCAACGCGGTTTCGGGGGCGCTTCCTAGTCCACGCGAGCAAGGGCATGACGCAGGACGAATACCACAGCGCCCTGTGGTTCTTTCGTAGTTGTGGCCACAATCCCGATGATGTGCCCGTGTTTGAGAAGCTGGAACGTGGCGGCATTGTGGGCGCGATCGATATTGTCGATTGCGTCGGCCGTAGCGATTCGCCCTGGTTCGTCGGCGATTACGGCTTCGTCCTCCGCAATCCGGAGATCCTGCCGTTCCGGGCGTATCGTGGCGCGCTTGGATTCTTCGAAGTGCATCAGCCCGAACAGACGGACCCGCTGTCGAGGCTGACGTGTGGCTGATTCCGTCGTCAATTCAATCGCAGCTACTGTCGCGCTTGTGCGGCGACTGATGGGGGAATAAGCCATGCCAGCCATGACCACGAAGGTAACGATGATCGTCCTCTGGACCGACGAATTGCGGATCGCGGCGCAGGCATTGAAGCGGCTGAACGATTTGCCCGATGGTGCGCCCGACTTCGCACTCAAGTTTCGCGGAGCGAAGGGAACCATCACTACGATTGCGCCACCATGAACTTATGACGGAGCGTCAGGCAGAGCAGGAGTCGCCTTCGCATCCCGCAACTGCGCCTGCAGGGTCGCCAACTCGGAATCCGACTTCTGCATCAGCAGGGAGAGCAACTGCTGCTGCGTATTCCACAGCGCGCGACGGGTTTCGAGGTGTGCAATCTGTTCTTGGATCAGTTCAATGGTCATACGTGTCCCTTCAAGAATGGTCCGTCTGCGTCGATCGGGTTGTAGGCGAGGTCAATGAATCCATACCGCGATCCGGTGCCCAATGGATCGCCGGGGTCGGTGCAGCGCCAGAATTCAAGCCGCTCGCCCCTTACCTGCAATATGTTCACGACGAGGCCAGTGCCGCCGCCACTGGTTGCGGTAGTGCCGTTGTTCGCGTTGGTGAAGTACAGCGTACCCGGCGCCGTCAGTGACACCTGAGTCACCACGCCGCCGCTCTGAGCCACCACGTTGTAGGTTCCGCCCGTGCCATTGTTGATCGTTCCCGCGTTGCCGACTGCATATCCAGCGCCGCCGTTCGTGGGCGTCCCCTTCAGAACCTGTATTTCGCCGGTCGTGATCTCGTTGATGAAGCGCAGGCCGAAGTAGGTATTTCCGGTGCGCCAGAGCGTCACCCACGGATTGCCGCCGGCCAGATCCGAGCCGGCATCGGTCACGTCGAGGACGGTCGAGTAGGCTTTGGTCCGAATCTTGATGTTCAAGGTCGTGCCGCCGGCTGGCGGGACAATCATGGTGACGGCGCCGCCGGCTGCGTTGCTCGCGCCCGATACGGTGTAGTCGACGCCCTGGACCTGGAGAACCGAGTTGAGCGTGACGATCAGCGAGGCATTGCTGGGGAACACGAAGCCGGTGGCGAACGCGGTCGATACTCCGTTGCCTGTGTAATTGACGTTGCCGATGAGCCCGCTGTTACCGCCCTCCCAGTCAAGGCCGGAACCGTAGCTGAAGTCGCCGACTTTGATGGCGATGTTCCAGCCGGAGCCGACGTTTGACCATGCGGCGCCAGCGCCCGACGGACGTGCCTGACTGCTGATGTAGAGGGCATACGAGTTGTCGTTGTAGAACGGTCCGCTGGCGACTGGTGCCAGCGGATGACTCGCGACATCCGAACGATTCTTGAATACCAGATTCTGCGCGACCGTCGGGTAGCCGTTGCCCGGCATCTGTGAAATGCAACCGAGTTCGCTGCCGACCATCGTCACCGCGCCCAGCGGATTGCTCCATACTTCGCCGACGAAGTTCCAGATCGCCCCGACGTTGTTGTTGAAATGGGCGTTGTGATAGGAGTGGCCGGTGTAGTTGATGATCAGGTCCGTGCTGGTGGACCCGACGGGGTTGGTCATTAGCACCTCCCAGCCTTGCCAGTAACCGCCTGACGTGATCGGGATGTTGTAAGCAAGGGACTGCTGCCCCACCGCCGTCCAACTATTCGCGAGCCCAAGGACGGCGCGGGTGTCGATCTCGATCCGATTGCTGACGACATTGATATCGACGGTGCCGTTGCCGGGACTGCTGATGGTGCGGAACTGCAACTGGACGCCGGCCTTTTGCCGGTAGACGCCGATGCCCCCGCCGAGATTGCCGCCGGTGTTGACCTCGCCGCCCGCGCCCGCGGCCAGCACCGCATTGTCGATGTTGGACTGCAACTGCTGGCAGATCATGGTCAGCTTGTCGAGCGCCTTTTCGTGCGACTCGGCGGGAAAGGCATCGTCCTGCACGTAGTCGGTCAGTTGCGTGACGGGCACGACTCTGGTGATGGTGACCAGGGCGAGGGACGCAGGGGCGACAGCGAGGGTCGCGGTGCCGCCGGTCAGGAGGCCGGCGCCGGTCACCGTGTAGTCGCCTGCGCCGCTCAGAGTGACGGTGGTGCTGCCGGTGGTGATCGTGATGGTCAGATCGCTCGCCAACAGGAAGTAGAAGGGGATGCTGAATACGGTGGTGACGCCGTTGCCGACGTATTCGATGCTGCTGGCGGTAGTGGCAATGGTCATGGCGTCACCTTACAATAGATCCGGTCTGCGGGCGGATGATGAAATGCTGTTGGCTGTCGCGCTGCATCTGCGCCTCACGCCGGGCGAGGAATCCCGGATTGAGCGCTTCCTGCACGCGGTAGTTGATCATGTAGTCTAACCCCCAGCGCGCCCAGAATAGGTTGTTTCCGGGCACGGCCGATTCCAACCCCTTGAATAAGCCGGCGCCGACATCGGGCTTGACTTCGCCCTTGCGCGACTCGTCGATGATCTTGACGATCCACTGTGCAGCGCCAGTCCCGCGTCCGACCACCGGCCCGAGGATGGTGTCGCCGATTCCGCCGCCGGCACGATTAGCCTGGCCGAGCAGAAAGTCGCCGTAGATGCCCGCCCCACCGCCCTGCTGCGCGGCACGCATGATGAGCGCGACGCGCTGCGGATTGGTAAGTGTCGATGGATCTTGCGGCGCGATGCCTTTCGACAGATCCTTCGCCAGCAACGAGGCGTAGCCGAAAGCCGTCGCGATCAGCACCACATTGGCGAGCGCGGCCTGCTCGCCGTTCCTGCCGCCGCGTAGCGCGTCGAACACATTGTGCCAACTGGCATTGTCATATTCAAAACCGCGCCCGAACAGTTCGCGGCCGATGGTCTTGGTCATGAAGGCGGCATTGAAGCTCTTGAACAGCAGCACCGAGCGGGCGATTTCGCCTTTCATCGTTCCGGCCTGTCCACCGATGACGTTCAGCATCATCGCCCGCGTCTTGGCGTCCGGTTCGAGTTGACTGTAGGAAGTCTGGTCGGTGATCAGCGTGCGCCACTGGTCGGCGATTTTCTTGTCGCCGATATTCTCCGGCAGCAGGTACTTTGCGCCGCCGGACGTATGCAACTCGCTCGCGCGGATCACGTCCCATTCCTTCGGGCCGATGTTGTACTGGCCGAGTACCCGTTGGGCGCCGGGATGCAGGTCAGAGAACGCCTTGCCCGCATCCTGTGCGAAATCGTTGCTGATGCCGGTTGCTGCCGCGAAGCGCATGTGCGAGTTCCACCAGTTCGCGCCGTTCACCTTGTAGAACCATTGCAGCATCTTCGAGGCGTCGCCCGGCACGTCAAAGGAACCGGCCCGCGCCATTTCGCCCATGAAGTTGTCGATCATCACGCCCAGCGACGCGGCCAGGCGCTGATTCTCCGGACCCTTGAGGCTGGTAAAGAGGCCGCTGAACGCCTCATGCAGTCCGCTCATGTAGCCCTTGCCGCGGTAGTTCGATCCGCTCATGTGCTGCGCCACGTCGGAGAATTGCGAGAGCAGCATGCCGCCCAAGTCGGCCAGTTGCGTCCACGTGCGCAGCGTCTGCCCGATCCTCGCTTTCATCGCGCTACCGACCTGATTGGTGCTGCCGTCGATGCCGGCCATGTACTGCTTGAGGTCGGGTTCACGCGCTTTCAGCAGGTCGAGATTCTTTTTCGCAGCCGCCGCGCCTTCGGTTCCGTGCGCCTCGCGCAGAATCTTGCGGGCATCCTCGATCAGCGTCTTGAGCAGGGCTTGCGGATTCGGTCCCATCACGCGCATCAGCCCGGTCGCCTGCGCCATGCCTTCTAGTTGCCGCGTCACAGAGTTGGCGAGCGACTGCGTATTGACCGAGGTGCCGCCCCATACCATCTGCGGCGAGTAGGTGCCGCCGTATTTCTGGTTGTACTCCCACGCCGCGTCGGCATTCTTGAAATGCACGGTGCGCGATTGCGACAGCCCCTTGCCGATGTTCTGAGTGCCGACATTGCCGACTAGCGGATTGCTCTCCGTCTGGTGAACGTCGCTGGATAGCGTCTTGTACAACTCGCGCAGCATTGCATCCTGATCGACGGTGCCGCGCTCGCTCATCATGCGCGGCAGATCGAACAGGCGATTGGCGTCAGCGGTATAGGCCTGGATGCCCTTGTTGAAGATCAGCTCGGCGTTGTGCGTCTGCCGACCCGCCCAGTTGTCAAGTTTGCCGATCCATGCCCCGGCATCGTTGGCGTCGAGCCGCGCGTGTTCGGTCCAGTCGGCGAGAATGCGGGCGGTGGTGACAGCGTGCGGGTTGAGGTCTTTCAGCAGTTCCTTTTCGTTCGGATCGTCCAGCGCGTGCCACGCCTTGAACGTGTCTTTGTCGAATTCCTTGTCGCCCTTGATGAACAGTTCCCACACCCCGGCCTTGCGCATGTCCTGACCCATGCTGGCGAGGTAGCGCGTCTTGAGCATGTGCTGTTCGGCAGCGGCCGACATGCGCGAGCCCGTCTTGGCACTCTGGATGCCGACCATGATCGACTCGTAGCCGCGAGCGAAGTTGCTGCCAAAGTGCGCCTGGACCCAGGCCTGATGCTCGGTGCGCTTGGTCAGGTTCAATGCGGCGTTGCGCTTGGCGACGTAGGATTCCATCTTCGCGTGATCGCCAAGCTCCTGCGCGGCCCGAACGCCAGCGGCGTAGTCGTCCAACCCAAGCGCGGCCTTCAGATAGGCTTTGCGGGCAGCGAGCGCGGCGAACATTTGTGCGCCGATGTCGTCGATCTCTTTGGCCGAGTGCGTTTCGGCCAGCGCGTCATTCAGTGCCCGCAGGCAGTCGTCGGTACTCATGCAAGCCTCTGGCAGTTGGCAACGTCGCGGTAGGCTTTGGCCTGCGCTTCGGCTCGGGCTACTTCCTTGTCGGCGGCGATGATTTCGGGCGCGGGCTTCGGCTCGGGCGCTGGTTCTCCCGGCGCGGTCAGTCGGCGCTGCAACTCAGCGCGGGCACTATCGGCCTGCTGCGTCGCCTCGGTCATCCGAGCCTGTGCGTCTTGCAGGCGGGCGGTCAGTTCCGGGTTGGCGCTTTCGGTGGTCGCCGCAACCTTCGGCTCCGTGCGTGGCGGCATGCCGTCGCCGTCGAGGACGCTGCGGGCGCGGTTGGCGGCGATGGCGGTGCGGGCGTTGGCCGTAGCTTCCTCGGGCGTTGGGCCGCGCCCTTGTATCTGCGGCAACTTGTCGTCGAAAACGACATAGTTGCGAGTACCTTCGCCTGCGGCACGTGAATTTTGATCAAGGTATTTGATGCCTTTGATACCAATCGAATCCAAATGTTTGGAGGCGTTCTCTGGGTCTTTCAAAACACCAGTTCTTTCGGCTTGCGAAATGTAATCTTCAATCGCCCTATAGATACCTTCTCCAGTAGGATCGTTAGTCGCGCTCTTGCCCGTCAAAGCAAGTCCATCCTTAAACTCCCGCGACGACTCAAGCAGGTTCTTAACCGCTGGCGTCTGCTGACTTAGCGGCTTATCCCAATCAATCATTCGGTCAATGGCATCCTGCGAAATCGATGCTTTGTATAAGGTAGGCTTGGGGCCTTCCCTTGTCAGTTGTTGGTTTATCGCTTCGATGGCTTTTGCTTCTGCGGCGCTTCTTGAGGGATCAACGTCCCAGTTGCGAATCCAATCACGCCCGTCCTGCCGAACGGCGGCCATCGCCTCGCGGGCGGTGTCAAACCCAAGATTGTCTAGTTCCTTAAACCCCTCCATTGCCTCGGGCGAAATCTTTAGCGGCTTGCCAGCCGTGTGCGCGTAATAGGATGCCGTGCCCGGCGACTCGGCGAAATACAGGCCGTGCCCGTAGGCTTGCGCTCCCTCTCCAGTCCCGATCTTGCTGGCATCGAAGGCGTCGAACGTGTGCGGCGATCCATGCCACACGTCTTGGTACAAGTGATCGACCGCGACCGGCTGATCCTGCAAGGTCTGCGCGAGGGCCGTGCGGGCAGCGGCGTCGTTGACTTCGGGAGGCGCGCCCTTGACAGTCGGCGGTCGGTAACGATCAGCGATAGCCCCGCCAATGCCATGCAGCGCCCCGCCAATGACCGCGCCCGCGAGGATGTTAGTCAGTGAGTCGGTAGCCGTGTAATCGTCGTGTAGCGCAGCGGCGAGCGGTTGCTGCACTACTTCCAGCGCCGCCATGCCAGCCGCGCCCTGCGTCGCACCCTGCACGGCGCGCGTGCTGAATTTTGACGCGCCGGCCGCGATCCGGCTGGCCGCCCATTCCTCGCCCAGCCCCGGCACGAACATCGCTGCCAGATTGAGCGGGTCGGCCATCATCGTTGCGGCACGGGTCAGCGCACGTACCGGCGTCCCACCCCAACTGTACGGCGTGCGCGAGTCAATATCGGCGGCGATCTGCGCCTGCCGGTGGCGCTCGATTATCGTCGTCGCCTGCTCGTTGGTGTACTGGCCCGCCGGCAGTGCTAAGTCGGTAACGCCCGCGCCCTTGATGAGATCGTCGAGTGCGTTGGCGTCGAGCTTCGGCACTGCGCCCAGGCCCGGACCCGGCCCCCACTGCTGCGACTTGCCCCACTGGTAGAAGCGCGTCGCCGGATTGTCAGCCCACGTCGCTGCCGCCGCCTCGCCGACGGTGTATCCCAGCGGAGGCGTGAAGTCCTGCAGCGTCGTGCGCTGGGTGCCGATCGACTCGTTGTCCCAACGGATCGCGCTCATTTCGGCGATATCTCATTGCGCATCTGTTTCAGCGTCGGCCGGCCGGTCGGGTTACTCGTGCTGTACGCCGGCTGATCTTCGACCTGCCCGCGCAGTGCGTCGAAGCTGTAGCCGAATTGCTGCCCGCTTGGCGTCATCACGCGACGCGGCGTATTCCAGCGATCCACGGTCGACAGGATCAACCCGCTGCCATCAGCACTGATCGACCAGACAGGGTTCGCCGTCACGTCGGCCATCCATTCCTTCTGCGCCTCGTCGGGTTTGTACCGCTTCGACAGGTCAGGCGGCACCGGCAGATTCAACTTCGGCAACTGAGCGACCACCATCTGCGCGCCGCGCGCCACCTTTGCCGGCTCCTGATCGTTGGGCACCATGAATTGCGTGTTGGATTGCCCGACACCCTTGTTCGGGAAGTAGGTATACATGCCCACGAAGGGGGCGGCATTGTCCTTGGCTGCGGTATCGGGCGAAAGGTTGGCATTGCTGCGCAAATCGGCCAGCGCGCCCTTCAGCGCCGTTTCCATGAGTCCTGCGAGCGGCGTCTGATTGCCGGCGGTGACGCCAAGGCTCGCGAACATCGGCGCAAACTCGCGCAGAATCGCCGCCTTCGCCGTCGTGACGTTGACTGGCGTGACCTGCTTTTCCAATTCCTTGACATCGTAGGAGGCCAACTGCGCGGCCTTGGCCTGCGCGAACGGCAGATTGGTGCCGATCGATCCATAGAACCACGCCGGGATGCTGGCCTTTTTATCGGCCTGCACTTCGCTGGCGATCTCGGGGAAGTTGGGGCCGAATTGCGCGGATATCTGCTTCGCGCGCTGCGCCGCCGTGTCGTTGTCGGTCAGCGGCGAGTTGAGCATTGCCGTGATGCCGGCGCGATCGGCCGCCGTGGTCAAAGAATAGGTGCCGGTCAGGCGCAACTGCTCGGCCTTGCTCGCCTGGAAATAGTTGTTCCAAGCCAGCGGCGTGTTGTCCCTTTGCGCCTGCGCATACAGCGCGCCGATCGATCCATTGGTCTGCGCGACGAAGCCGGCCGGGTCTTTTTCTCGCGCCTTGGCGATATCGTCGGCTACCTTGCTGACCAGCGTATGCCGCCCGGCTTGCGCGATGGTGTCGGCCGATTGCGGGGCGACGGCCTGCGAATCGACGTAGGCTTGCAGTGCTTCACCCGACATGCCCGGCATGGCGACGCGCGTTTTCCAGACATCGAGGTCTTTGCTGTAGGCGGCGTAGTCATCCTTGGACAAGCCGGCATTGGTAAAGCGGCTGATGGGCAGCGGGCCGCCCGGATCGAAGCCGGAAAGCGCCTTCTGCATCTGCTCCTGCATGTCGTTCTGCAGCGCCGCGGCCTGTTCCTTGTTTGTGCTTCGCGCCAGCGCCGACACCATGTTGAAGGCTTCCCACTGTCCCGGCGTGCCAATTCCTTTCGGGCGCAGCGTCCCGGCCAGCGCGAGATTGTCGGCATCCGGCTGCGCGATCATCTGCCGCGCGACGTGGGCGGCTACCTGCATGCTCGCAAAGCGATCCTCTTCGCGCGAATTATCGCCGAAGTTCTGCACGAACCAGCTATGCGGCTTTGGATTCGCGTCGGGGATGAAGTTCTTGGCCGCCGTTTCCGCATCGTGCAGGTATTGCTTTGCGCTGGTCAGGTCGACGGCGCCTTTCTGGTTAAGCAGGGTCGTGGCCTGGTTGCGGAAAGTCTGCTGGGGCTCGGGCGTGAGGTACTTCCATGCCGGAATCTTGGCCGTGATCTCCTCGTCGGTCGGCGGCTTTGACGGCGACTCCACCGGCGGCGAACCAGTTGGCGGCGGATTGATGAGCACGCCTTTGACAAAGACCGGCTGCTTCGCGGCTTCGGCTGCCATATCAGCGAGCGCGTTGTCGACGCCGATGGGCGTACCGACAATCTCCGGCGCGGCGACATAGGGCGCGGTGCCATTGGCGACGCCCGCGAGTGCCGCCTGCTTTGCCAGCGGTCCTTTCGTTGCCACCGCGATATCGGCCGGATTCTGCCGCATCTGCGTATTCACTGCCGCCCACGCATAGCGCGTCTGCGCGCTGTTCCATGCCTTGAGCCGCAATTCGTAGGGCAGGTTTGCCGCGCTGTCGATCGAATCCTTGGTGAGGTTCAAGTAGGTGTCGAACATCGACGGGTCTTTCGACACGCCAGCCTCGCCGTTCGTCACCGTCGACGCGATGTTGTTCAGCCCATAGTCGGTGTACGCCTTGGCCTGCATGGTCCGAACGTGATCCAGCACCTTCAGCCCGGTCTGCGCCATATGCTCGCGCGCCATGTCGGCACCCTGCGGCGTCGAGGCTTGGCTGACCAGCGTGTTGGTCATGTCAGTCAGGGTTTTGTGGTACTTCGGCACCAGATCCTTGAAGTCGTTTTCGTTGAAGCCATCCGGGTTGTTGAAAATCTTGTTGCTATCGTCGGCAGTCTGCTGCTGCAGGTCGCCCATCGCGCCGGTGATTGCCGCTCCCATGCGCGTCTTGTCGGCCTGGATCATCGAGCGTTGCAGCGCATCCTGCTGGACCTGCAAGCCGCTTGCGATACTCTGCTCGCCTTGAGCGATCGACTGGAGACCGGAAGTCAGCGAGGAAACCCGGTCGACTTGCGGGCGGATGTTGGCAACTGGAACCGGCCCCAGTTGGATGCCGGTATCTCTAGGCTGATACTGCGGGATCTCCATCAATAACCGCCGTAGCCGTATCCGGCACCAGCCATCCCACGCTGTCGCAAGTACTGACCCTTACCCTGCTGGTAACTTCCAAACACCGACAGCGGCGTATTGACCGCCGACAGGTTTGCATTTTGGGTGAAAATCTGGCTCTGCCTGGTATCGAGTTCAGACTGCGCGAGGAGCCCACGGCCGGTCAGCAAGCCCTGGTAGCGGATGTTCAGCGCGTCCAGTTCCGCATTGCGCGAGGATTGCTCCTGCACCAGCAACCCGGTGCCGCTACTCGGATCGACGCCAGAGCCAGCAAAGGCGGCTCGCTGCTCGCCCAGCACGAGGCTGGCCTTGCGGCGCTGCGCATCCTCGGCAGCACCGGCCTGCATACTCGCGAGTTGAGCATTGGCGACACCGAGTCCAGCGTTGTACTTCGCGGCCTCGGCCTGATTGGTCGCGGACTGGTAGGCACCGACACCGCCGAGTGCCTGCGCCGCCATTGCCGCATAAGTTGCGTATGAGTTGGCGGCGGTCGCACCACCGGCCAGGCTGGATGTTGCTGCCGCGTCAGCGAAGGTCGTGGCGCCCGCTGCGCCCGCAGCTTCGGCACCGACCCCGGCAGCAGCACCAGCCCCTTCCGCCGCAGCAGCAGCGCCGCCCTCGTAGGCAAGGCTCGATCCAGCAGAGAAATAGGCAGCGACAGCGGTGACGACTGCCGCACCGACTGCGCCCCATGTGCCCCGATTATTGTGGAATGACATCAGCGCACCTTGGCGTACAGCCAGCAGTCACGACCATGCGTGGTGTACTTGCGCATCAGCCCTTCGCGCTCGAATCCCAAATGCTGCATCCACCTAGCTGCGGCCTCATGCTCGATATCAACAACAGCCTCTAGCCGGCGGTAATCGTAGGTCGCGAGGAACCGCAGCACCGCCTTATGGATCGGACCGAAGCGAGTCAGTGCCTCGGGCGATATTACCGCCCACGCAAGTCCGCGGCCCGTATCGCACTCAGCGATACCGGCAAGTGCAATTGGTATATCCCCGTCCATCGCGGTGTAGACCGGCCCCGCAGCACCGAGATCGCGCGCATTTTCTTCGTTACGCAGTGCTTCATCGGCAATCCTCTGCAGCGGCTGCACCGCGATGGTCAACAGATGCGAGAAATGGTAGGGAACGACTAGCATTCGGGCACTTTACTCTGTTCCCTACTGCTTTGGCGACGGAACCAGCGTTCCGGGCGCTACCGGCGTGTAGTAGACCGGCGATGGTGCGGGTGTGCCGTGACTCAGAAATACGAACGAGCCGATGGTTATCAGCGCGACCGCCACCGTAACCAGGCTGACGATCATTTTGAAACTTTCGCTCATTCCCTCGCGCTTGCCGATCCCGGTTTCGGAAGATGAGCGCAGAGTTTTCACTTCCTCCAGCAGTTGCGCGATCATCGGGTCTTTGACTTCCTGCCGGCCGACGCTCTGGTAGGACGTTTGTTCGAGGATAGAAATTCGATTGCTGATGCTGTTCAGAACGCCCTCAAATTGAGCCCGTACAGCTTCGATGCTGGCCGCTGTGCGCAGTCCCGCGGCGCGTTCCATCTCGTGCATTTCGCGGTCACTGATGGCATGCTGCTCGGCGCGATCTTTTGCCCACGCGGAGCGAATATCGGCGATCTTCTCGACGTAGTAAATCTTTACATCGCGCAGATCATCCTGCCGCTTGATCGCGGCGTCGACCAACTGCAATACGTTGGCGGTAGGGTCAATCGCCGGGTTCCCGGAGGCGTCCACAGCAGCGCCGCCTGGCTGTCTACCCTGCATGGCGGCATTAGCGGATAACGCCCACCAGATGCGGGACGCTGGTCATCAGGAACGCCAGCAGGCCGAATGAAAACATAATACGTCCGATCTCCGACAACTTGCCGTCCGTGCAAAGCGCGTACATCAGGAGGCCGATGATGCAGACAAGAGCGCTGGTATAGATGATCATTGGATTCTCCTATCGGAGCAGCAGGAACAACAGCACCACAACCGCGACCAGCCCCAAGCCGCTTGGCCCCCAACCGTAGCCGAAACCTTGATGCGGCCAAAGCGGAGCGCCGCCGATGGAAAGCAACAGCGCCACAATCAACACGATCCAAAGTATGTTCATAGCCTTCTCATTTCACTGTGAAGTTGCTTGTGGTGTGCCCGACATAGCCATACTACAACCAAACGCATATCTGGTGCGTAAGATGGATGATGCGCCTCAGCTCTAGCCCCGCACTCCCAACAGGGTAATGGCGTCACCCTTCCGTCGGCCAGCGCGTTGTTGAGCGCTACATGCGCCTTGCGACTGTCCGGGTGAGCACTACTCCATCTTTTCGTACTTGCCGTGCGCCTGTCCGGATGGGTTTCAGCATAGCGTCTGCTTGATTCAACCGCTCTTTCTGGATGGTTCTTCCGATACCGCTTGCTGGACTCGGCGGCAGCCGCCGGATGCGCTTCCTTGTATCGTTGATACGACCCCTTCCGTTCCTCAGGGTGCGCGGAAGCCCAATTCTGTCCGCATGCCTTGCAACAGTACTGCAGGCCGTCGGGCGCTCTTGCGTACTTATGAAATTCCGATGTCGGTTTGACAAGCAGACACTTGTTACAATGCTTGAAGCTCATACAGCCTCCGATAAGGTTGTGTGGCAGGGGGCGCGATGCGCTCAACATCGCGTACCCCGATTGTACTCCCGCGGTTAGCCGCCGTTCTTTGCGAGTTGAGCGGCAGCGGCCACCGCATTGTTGTGCAGGGTGGCACTGTCCGCCGCGATCTGCTGGTCGAGCAGCGCGATATCCGCCGCGGTCGGACCCTTCCCCGACTGCATCATTCCGATGACGGACTGAACGAGGGCAAGTCCCGCAGGTTCCAGGCGCGCGATCATGGCGACAGCGGTTCCGGCGCCGGGGAAAAATCCCGCAACCTGCGCGGCGAAGGCGATTCCGGCCTGGATCTCGCTGATGGTGGTCGAAACGGGTTGCGCGGCGGCGCTCATGGTTGCACCTTTGGCGTCTGGGCGGAAAGGGTGCTCGTTGCCGCGGAAGCAGCATTGATCAGGACCACCGCGTTCGCGGCGCCGGCCTTGACTGCATCGTCGGCGGCCTTGATCGCGCTCACCGCCGCCTGATTCATGTTGTCGATTTTGATCACCGTCGCAGGGTCGGAGCATCCGGTCTTGGACCCTGCCGCCGCAGGTGAGCCGCATAAGGGGTTGGCCTCGTACAGCAGCGCGGCCTTCTGCGCCACGTTGTATCCCTGCTTGACCGAGAAGAGCATGGTCGCGGGGTCGGTGCTTGTCGGTGTGGTGCCGCAGGCGGCGACGATGATGCTCAGTGCGAGGGTGAGAAAGGCTTTCATTGCGGCGCCTTCGTGAAATCGACGTAGAACTTCTGGCCGACCTTGAATTGACCCCACAGCGCAGGGTTCGCGACAGTAATCGACAGGTCCGCTTGCGGCGTCCATTTCGCATAGGAGTTGTCCTCGTCGCTGCCGTCAGCCGGGTAGCCGTCGTTCTTCGCGACGGCGCGGAATGTCAGCACCTCGGCCGACTTGGTTTCGCCTGCGCTCCAGCGATTTTCGATTCCGCACACTTCCATCTTTGCTCGCATATTGCTCATGGTTTCATCGCTCCGGTTGTAGGGATGTGACTGGTGTTGCAGTATGCGCCTGTTCTGGCAGGACTGCCGCAGCAGCCAGCGCAGCCGGCGAGGGTAGGTTTGTCGCTGTCGGCGAAGCGGCGGACGCTACTGCCGCAACTGCGGTGTCGACGCGCGCCGTGTCTACTGCTCGCGCCGTGGGTCCAACCGTCGCATCAGCCACGACGACACCAGCATTGTAGGCAGACACCTTCTGCACCGCAGTGGCCGCAGCGACCCACTTCTTGTCGAGAATAGACCAGCCGATGCCAAGCAGGGAGATCGCAACGCCGCTTACCGCCGTCCAGATCACGCCCCACGTCGCGGCATCGGTGATTCCCTTCGCCGTGGCGATGGCACCAAGGGACGCGCCGCCCGCAACCAATAAATTGCGGAGCAGTGCGGTGAGTTGCGTCTTGAGTAATGCTACGTCGTCTGGATTCATGGATTGCTCGCTCCGGTTATCAGTGCGCCGCCTGCCGCCGCATAGGCGTTGTAGGCGAACTGGATGGTGCGCCTCGGCTGCGGATAGTGGCTGGCAGGAAGCGATGCCCAGATGCCAGCGCACTTGTCCATCGCCGACTGCACGTGGCCCGACTTCACATCGCCCATCGCGCCCGCTTCGGCGATCAACTCGGCCGCAGCCCGGTCCTGTGATGCGGGCGAGAAGTCCGGCAGCTTCAGCTTCGCCTTGAGTCGGTCCCATGTCGCAGCAATGAGCTGGTAACGTCCAGCAGCACTCGAATAGTTGACGACGCCGTTGGTCTGTGTGAATGGAAACTTCTGCCGCGGGTGATCTGCGAAACTGGTGAACGTGCGCCCGTGCATCGGGTAGCCGAACATGGCGTTGTATCCATCCGTGCCGGCAGTACCTTCGCACGCGGCCAGCATCGCCAGAAACGCCCGCAGATTCGTCGCCGACCCGCTGGCCGCACTCATACGCCCGGCCGGTCGCGCACAGCGAAGGTCGGGATCAGCGCGACCACGGTCATCGGCAGCGGCTGGTCCTGCAGTACATAGACGCGCAACTGGCCCTCATAGCTGCCGGGGAAGTCGACGCGCTTGTCGCCGGTGAAAAATGGCACGTAGGTATCCATCCGGGTATGCGGGGTTCGGTAACGCAACTGTTCTAGGTGCTGCGCGTCAGGCCCGACGTAGCCGCCCACCGACTGCAGGAAGCGTGCGACGACCCATGAGGCACGCTTCAACTTGCCAGCGCTGGTGCCGTCCGGCGTCGGGGCGGCGATCTCCATCGTTTCGAGGATGGCAGGACTGTTCAGCCCCACATGAACCGTGTAGGCCGGCCGATCGAGTGTGATAGCACCGCCCACCACGACGCAATCGGGGTGCGGGGCGCCATCGGCCAAGACCTGCACGACTAGATTCTCCAGATGATCGAGGCCGGTGACGGTGGCCACGGTATCGGGCGCATGCGGGTCGGCGTAACGCAGCGACGGCGTGCGCGATAGTCCGCCGTCGACGTAGAAGGCATCGAGTTCCCACAAGCTGCCGTCGTTGAGCCGATCCCAGGGCAGCGTCAGTTCGTTGCGGATGCCAGTAATCTGGCCGCCGCCCCAAGGCGTGTTCAGAACCTCTGTCTGCACCGGCTGCCCGATCCATTCAACGTGCCGGTTGTCGCCGCGCCGCACCACGAGCCACAAGTCCTCCTGCGTGCCATCGGGCGAGGCGATAGCACAGACAGACTCCACGATGCCCCAAAGACCGCCCTCGCCGCTGGTCTGGTAGCCGAGCTTATGTCGGTGCCAGCCGGTCACATCCTGCTCGCGATTGTAGGTGAAGCCGAGTAGCACGCCGTCAGCACGAACGGACCACAGCACATGATCCGGCCGAGTAGCGAAGGTCCAGTCGAGAATGCCATCGTAGCCGTTGGGTTGCCGCGATGGTGATATGCCCGTCGTCTTGGTAACGTGCTCGGCAAGCACCGTCACATCGACCGACTGATACTGGCTCTGGCGAATGTCGAAGGACATTTCGCGCACCCGGCGCCCACCTTTTTCGAGGAACAGCACGGCGGCGCCGACAGTGATCGGGACGATGGCGCGCGAACCGAACAGCGACTGTCGCTGGGCGCGGACATTGGCCGGTCCCAGCGGTGCCCCATTGCTGTACTCGCCGACCGCGAATTCTCCGGATGCCGTGCCGACCAGCAACTGCGACTCGGCTTTCATCCACTCGATCTGATCTTTCTTGTCGGCAGCGATGGTCATCACGATGGCTGAGTCAGCCAGTACCTGCCCGCCCTCAAGAGCGGAGAAATTCTCGAAGTCAGCGGCCACGCTCATCCAGATCGTCTGCCCGCGCGAGAACACCAGGCGCTCCCGGAAAAAGCACACCGACTCGGGAAAGCCGTCGTTGGCGGTCCATGCCGCCGGCGCCCAGCGATGCGTCGAGCCGCCGGGCGTGGCAGTGATGCTGTAGGGCAGGCGCTTGATGACGGTGGCGTTGACGACGCTGGTCGGCTGCGCCCCCACCAGCGAGGTAATCAGCACCACGCCGGTTCCGTCGTCGGTGTAATCCCACTGCGCCCCAGCATCGCCATCGAAGCGACTGCCGCTCAGATGCGTCGGCTTCACATTGCCCGTCGTCACCGGATAGGTCGCGCCCGCCAGCGATTCGTAGTTGATCGAGTTGCTGCGACGACGCACGCCAGCCGCGGCGATGACCTTGTTGAATTCCCACTGCGGCACCAGAATCTTCGTGCCCTCCTGCAAGTAGAAATACTTGCCGACCATGCCATCAAGGAAGATGCCGGTGGACGCGCTGAGCGTGATATTGCCGGTGTCGCTGCTCGCGCTGATCTGAATCGACTCGTCGGAGTTGAGATCCTTGAACGGGCCATTCTTGGACACGCCGACCGCGTTAGCAATGAAAACGAAAGTGCCGACGCCCGTGCGCTCCAGCTTCGCGGGCGCGTACAGCGGATGCACGATGTAGAGAATGTCATTGCTCTGGATCATCTGCAGCGCGCAGGTTCCCTCGTCGGTAGTGAGGTCGGCGAGGAGGTAGGGCGTCGCGAGCTCGTAGATGCCGCCGGAACTGTTGAGGAGCTGGCCGTGGTCGGTGTAAAAGCGAATGTACCTATCACCGAACTCGCAGGTGTATTGCTCGATATTTGAGGCTTGGAACGGACGCAGCCACGCCTTGCCATTGTTCTTGGTGCTGGCGACGTAGCGGCTGCCTTGGCGACGACGTGCGGGGCCTTGCACCAGCGGAATAAAGTTCTCCATCTGGCGACAGCCGTTTGAATACTTGCTCAAATCCGTGCGGCCTTCCAACAGGCCGCTCATTTCCCCGGCGTTGAAGGATGTCTTAATATCGCTCGCTTGAGGCACGATGGTTACACGTGAAACGTCGGCACGATCTTACTCACAGCCGAGACATTTCCCAAGAGCTAGACGCTATCGGCACAGGGGGCAATTCGAGCGCGTTGGCGCGGGCAGCTTGGGCCAATACAGCCTTGAATTCCTTGCCCGCGAGTTCTTTGAGCGTGTCACTCTGCGTGAGCGTGTTCGATATTTCGACCGCCAACTTGCAAGCCATAGCTTCATCGAACAGGCTGTCCCACAGCGTCGTGTCGGTCACGCGGCGCACGTATCTGATATCCAGCGGCCCCGTATTGACGTAGATCGCAGACAGCAGCATGCGCCCCTCGATACGGTACTCGGCATCGGGCGCGTTGATATAGTTCGCCAAATTGAGCCCAACGTAACAATCCCCTACCTGCACCAGCCGCAGCAAGTCGGCGGGCAATTGGTACTGGACTTTGTACTGAAAAAGCGGAACGGAAATGAGCGCGGCGAGTTGTGCACTGGCTAGAGAAAAACTCCAGATATGACTGCGCAGCATCGCGTCACGCACGCGCGGAAATGCCTCCTTCAGTGCCCGCGCAGCCTTGCTCTCATCATCGAAGTCGATGACGAACCCCGCGCCTAATTTGGCCAGAGCGGAATTGCCGATCGCGACCATCGAGAGCATTAGTCAGTTCTCGGAATTACGTCGGGTCAAAGTTTGCTGGGGGAGCAACAGCGTCGGTCGCAGCCTTTACCGCAACCTGCTGCTCCTGCTGCCAAACCAGTGAGCGCAGGGTGTCGATGACGAACTGTTTTACCTCGGCGGGCGTGGCCGGGCGTGGCACACCAGGAACAAGCGGCGTGACGACCTTGCCTTGTGCATCAAGCACGGCCGGCGTATCAGGAGTCCGCAGGTTCCGCGCGTTGCCTAGTGCGGCCTGTGCGCGAGCCAGCATTTGCGGGGTGAAGGTCAAAACTACGTCGGTCATGTTGCGCTCCTTGCGGTCGGTGTTAGGCTGGGTCGCGTCACCCTCCCGTTACTGACGCAAGCACCGAATTTTCTGTGACATGGACTAACCATAAAGCCAACTTGCCCCATCGCTGTAAACCGGAACCTTGTTTGATCCACCGCCGGACACTGCGAGACCGAGGCCAAGGACCAGCGTCGTGCTGGCGTCGGTGACGAATGCGGTAGCACCCGCGCCTGATGTAGCAGCCGATGGCAGCCCCGCCACAGTGAAACTGCCCAACTTAATCGTGCCGCTCGCGGTCAGGTTGGTCATGCTCAGTGCCCCCGCAAACGTCGCCAGCTTCGTCGAATCAATCGTCAGCGCCGCCGCCAAACTGTTCTGGCTCGTCCCCGTAGTCCCCGCAGGCGCTACCCGAACGATGAACGAGCCGCCTGCGCCGGTGCCTGTGCCGACTGGCGCGTCTATTGTGAGGTTGGGTGCACTGGTATTTGAGGTGCCCGAGGCGACACTTTGAGCAGTAAGCGTTTGTGCGACTGGACTGGCCGCCGCTGCTGCGCCGAGTTGGAGGGTGGCGGATACAGGGACGCTAAGAAAGGTTGTAATCGAGTTGCTATTGTTCATCAACTGAAAATTGCCATCAGCCGATGATCCAAATGCGGAGCGATTCGCCCAGTAGAATTGCCCTGTATTGGCGATGCGAACCCCGCCGCCATCAACAAGCAGTGTTGCTGCTGGAAGGACCACGTTACCGGTCTTAACTACTGCCAGCATCTCTGTTGTACCGGATGCGCCGCCGTTCACTGAAAGAATGCGTGTATTGGCATCAGTCGCTGTAACTGTGGCTGCGATGTTGACGAAATTTGTCAGTCCTGTTCCGTTCAGTGTTCCGCTGATTGCCACCGCGCCGATTGTGTTCGTTGACGTTACGGACGCTCCAGAGATATTGAGAGCGAGACTGTTTGCGGCTGGAGTAATGGCCGCCGTCCCCGTCACCGCCAGCGCATTACTACCTATCGTTGCGCCGCCGATGGCTAGGCTCGTTCCTGTGGCGACTCCGAGAACGGGGGTGGTGAGGGTCTGAATCCCCGTCCACGTCTGCGCATTGGCGAGCAGTGACGCATAAGGCAGGTCGGTCGCCACGATGTACCAGATGCCGCCGGATGCCTTGTACTGCAGCACCAGCGATTCGCCGTTCAGCGTGATGACGCGCGAGGTCGAGCCCGAGGTGCGATTGATGGTGTCGGTGCCGCCGCAGGCGACGGTGACGGTATTGGTGCCGCCGCGGATGACCTGCTTGACACCTACCTGCGTGGTATCAGCGGGCGCGGTAGGCAGCGTGATGGTGACGTTGCCGCTGGTCGTATCCACCGGCACAAAGTCGTTGGCGACCGCGTTGTAGGCGCTGGTCTTGACGGCGGTCGGCTGTAGCACGATGCCCGAGGCACCGGCCGCGCCAGCAGCACCCGTCGCCCCGGTGGCGCCGGTCAGCGGAAAGCCCCAACTCACGGCAGCGCTCGCACGACGGTGGCGTACATGCCCGAGGGTGGACCCCCAGCGACGAGGGCGCGAATAGTGCAGGGCGGCAGATAGAAGTTGCCGCCCCCAGCCGCGGTCACGGTGCAGTCGGCGCTGACCGCGACGTAGGTCGTGCCGTCAGGCATCAGCACCTGCAGGGTGACGGTCGAGCCGGAAAACGTCCCGGCGGCGAAGAACGAACCGAAGCCGCCCGGATATGGCGTAGCGGCCCCGGTCGCCGTGGCATTCGACAACAGGTCAAGACGCAGACTCATGGGCGACCCCTCAGGCCGGCGGCCAGATATTGCGGATCAGGTAGTTCTCGATCTTTTCCAGCGCCAGGATCACATCTTCCTTCGACAGGATCTTGGCGAGGTCGACGGTCAGTTCGATGCCGGTCGTCGTGCCCGATCCCGCAGCATCGACAATCTGGTACTCGTTCTGACCGAGGTCGTAGGAGTACTTGCGCGTGGCCATCAGCCATTGCTCCAGTAGGTGTCGATCACCAGGGTGCCCGAGGCCGGCATGGTTGCCGCGGCGATGGTGATGAACACGGTGGCGTCCGAGGTGATGGGCGCTGCCGCTCCCGCCTGCACGGCAAGGCCGAACAGGAGCGGCGTGTTGGTCGCCGTCTGCACCGCCGCCGCGTAGTAGCGGCCGGTCGCGCCGGTGACGCCCACGGCAATCGTGGAGCTGCCGAGCGAGGTGTCGGTGTTGATGATTCCGAAGGCAAACATGCTGCCGGCGGGGACGACCGCGACGACAATCGTGTCCGAGGTCGTCTGCGAGGCCAGCGTGATCGTCGCGCGGTAGCGACGCAGGCGGGCGCCGTAGCCTTTGGTCGCATCGGCCTTGATCGGCGGGGTGGCGGCGATGCTCGCCAGTTCGGTGCTGTAGAAAACGGTCATGGCGGCTCCTTAGTCCAGGCTGGCGATCTGCACGACTTTTTTCTCCTGCAGGCGCGTCGCGCCGTAGGTCGCCGTGATGTAGACCTGCCACGAATTGCGCTTGTCCGGGCGGCGGTCGATCGACGTCGTCACGTCGTTCCAGATGCCGAGCTTCATGCCCGACTTCGCCCACATCGGCGAGTAGCGCGTGCCGCTGATGTCGTTGACCGCGGACGAATCGTAGGCCGTGGTATCGGTGTACTCCACCTGCACGAAGTTCACGCCCATGAAACGGGAGATCGCGCCGTCGACCAGCACCGGCTTGCTGTTGTAGTCGAGGCTGATCATCTGCGCCTCGTTCAGCAGGTTGTCGCTGTCGGCGGAATTGATGACCATGTAAATCGGGTCGGTTTCGAAGTCGACGCCGTTGGCCTGCAGGATTTTCTTGCCGGCGCGCAGCTTGCTGATGTTGAGGCCGGTGGCCGCAGCGCCGCCCACGGTAGAGGCGACTTTCTGCCCGGCCGGAAAAGTGGTGCTGGTGGTGCCGTTCTCGCCGGTCATGCTGGTGGCGTAGAAGGCAGCGAGGATCACATCATCTTGCGCCCGTCGCATCGTTTCCACGCCGTTCATCACGTAGGGGCTCTGCGGGTCGATCAGCATGCGCAGGCGGTCCTGATTGTCGATCAGGTCGGCCCAGTCGAAGTCGGTGGGATAGGCCCAGCGCGCGTCGGACGGGGTGCTGATGAGGGGAGTGTCGGAGTGGCGGGCGAGGTTCTTGACCGGCTTGACGGGTCCGAACTGCTCGACCACTTTCGCGCCCTTGCCGTAGAAGTTCTCGACCATGACGTAGGGAGCGAGCTTGCCGCCCTTTTGTTGCAGCAGCATTTCGACGTTCGTCGTGTACTGCTGGACGAATGCACTGGTGATCTGGAATGACATAGCGCCTCCAAAGCAAGAATAAAAACTTCCTGTTTCGAAGGCTTGCCACTACTGACGCGGAGGCAGTGAGCCCTACCCGCAGTGAGCCATTCTCGCGTTGAGCGTTGCGCGTTACGCCTGGTCTTTCCCAGCGTCCCCGGAGGCGATTACAGCCTTGCCCGGCTTCGGAAACTCAACGGTCTGACGACCATCTGCTTCCAACCTGACGTATGACTCCAGTTCCATCGCGAACGCAACAACTTGCTCGGGAGTGAGACCGGGCCGGCACGTCAATCTCAACAATTCTATACGCACTTCATAAAGTTCGTTCATTTTTTTCTTTCCATTTGACACGCTATGCCAATTTGACATAGCATCCTATTTAAGCCGTGGCATTCCGCCGTGGCAGCACTGGAGGTACTGAGGCATGAGTAAGGTCGAGGCAATCAGAAAGACGGAGCCAACCAACGGCGGAGCCGAAACGATCTCAGCGAGCGAGCCGTACAGCGTTGTCGTCGCGCTCGAAGGTTCGGCGGATTTTCTCTTTCATCGCTGGAATGCGGAAGCGGTGGATACGAAGGCGAAAGCCGCCAAAAACAGCGTCGCCAAGAAAACGGATGACATTGAGTCCTACGTGTATCGGGATGACGCGGGTCGGCTGTGCATCCCCGGCGAGTATCTCCGGCAGGCGATTATTCACGCAGCGAAGTTTCGGCAAGACCCGCGCTCGCCGCGAAAGAGCGCGATGGATCTGTACAAGGCGGGCGTCGTGTCCCTGACCGCGCTGGCATCGCTCGGGAAGGTGAATTGGGACTACGAGGACAAGAGGCGCGTAGTGATCCAACGCAGCGGCGTGAATCGCACGCGACCGGCCATGAAGGTTGGCTGGAAGGCGGAATTTCAATTGATGGTGATGCTGCCGGAATACATCGCCCGCGCCGATCTGCAAGACGTGATCGGCAACGCGGGCAGGTTGATCGGCCTCGGCGATTTTCGGCCGACGTATGGTCGGTTCAACATCGTAAAGTTTGAATGAAGATTTCGGCTTGGTATGGAGCGGTAGTGCGAGCTGGGGTCGGGTCGGGTTCGGTTTGATATGGAGTGGCTGGATGGGGTAAGGTCGTGAATGGCGAGGTGGGGCAAGGTAACGCAGTGGGTTGCCGATTCACAAGAGTCGGCCTCCCAGTGCGAAGTGGCGAGGAAAGGCGTGGTGAGGAAAGGCTAGGCGAGGCAAGATCAGGCGCGGTGAGGCATGGTCGGGTGTGACGAGGTTTGGCCTGCAAAGGTTTGGCACGGCGAGGCTTTTATGAGCGGTTCAGAACTAAAATTGTTGCGCAAGAAACTCGGCCTGTCGCTGGCGCAGGCCGCACGGCAGGTCGAGGTTTCTGCGCGAACGTGGGCACGGTGGGAAGCCGGGAATCAGAGAATTCCAGAGGGCGCGGTAAAGCTGTTCCGGATACTGAATCCAGGCTAGCGCCTTCATTTTCTTGAAGGCGCGCCCAGGGATTCGCGATATTGGTCCATCGTCATGCCGGCGGCAGCGGCTTGCAGCGAGGCCATGCGGTTTTTCGCGTCCACGTCGCCGGAAAGGTACTTCGCCGTGAATTCCTTGTCCTTTTTCAACTCGTCCAACGCTGCGGCAGCGCCGGTGGCGGTCATCCCGAAGGTTTTCGAGCCTTCGCCGGTGACCACATGCTCGCCCATCGCCTCGCCGATGGCGGCAAAGCGGGTCAGCAGGGTCTTGGTGCCGAATTTTTCCTCGAAGGCGAGCAATTCCTCGTTATTGAAGCCGAATTGCTTGGCGGCGCGGCGCCCGAGCTCCAGCTTGGCGTCGAAGAGCGCACCTTGCTCTGTTTTGAACTGCTCAAGTTCCTGCGCGTTGCGGGTGGTGACCGCCTGCGTCTGCGCGGCGTTCATTCGACCGCCATATTCCTGATACCACTTGGCGATCTCGTTGGCCTGGCGCGTCGACAGGCCTGCGGCATGGAATGCTTTGGAGGCATCGGCGACGAAACCCTTATCGCCTTCGGCGGGCGCGGGCAACTTGTAGCCTTCCGGCGTTTCCGGACGGCCGGTCGCTTTGTAGAGCCTGGCCCAACCTTCTGCGTCAGCCTCGCCCTTGGGCAATACCACCTTGTCGCCGCCCAGCAGCTTTTCAAGGTGCATGTAGCCGTTCGCCACATCCTTGGGCGTCGCCCACTGCTTACCCTGCACGTAGGTTTTCAGCGCCGGATCGTCAATGCTGTCCACCCATGTCTTTGTTTCGGCCGCTGCGGCCGCGGTGGTGACCGCAGAGAGCGAACTGGGCGCGGCAGTCGTCGTCGCGGCGGTGGTAGCCGGCGCGGCTGCCGCAGCACTCGCCGGGGCGGCGGTGGCTGGTTCACTCGATAGCAGAGCTGCTGCTGACATTTCTGTTGTCCTCTCTCAGATCCATGATCTGTCCATCATCAAGGCGCAGGTACGCCTGTATTCGATTCCAAACTTCGCGACGACCTTCGGCAACCATCGTCGCGTGCGTGTCAACGATTCTGGTCACCGGCGACACGACGAGCGTGCTGCGGTCGACGAAGCAGAATTTCTTGAGGTCGGCCAGCACCAGCTCGGCGTCGGGCTTGACATTGCCAGAACCATCGAGCAGCAGCCTGAGATAGGCGCGCTTTTTGTCCCGGTAGATTTCGGGCCATGGCATGAAAACTCCTATGCCTGGATCGCGAGTTGTATCGGCGAGCCGGTGGCGAACTTGATCATCAGTCGAGTCTTGCCGGCGCCGTTGTCGTCCAAGTACATGCGAGCTCCGTTGGCGATGGGAGAGGCTGGCTCGGCGATCTCGGTCTGCTCAAAGAATCCGGACGTGGTCAGGAATGCGGGGTCAAATCTGCCGTAGGCCACGCCCGCTTTGTTCCGGAATATCGTTTGCACGCCGTCAAAGACATGCACGCCGGAGCCGTTGGCGTCGAGAAACACCGCCGTTGCCGCACTGACGCGCTGGAACATCGTGCCACCCCAGCCCGCATTGGTCTGCTGTCCATCGTTCGTAAAGTAGGGCAGCCCGGTCCCATTCGTCTCGGGTAATGGCTGACCATTGCTGGTCTGGTAGCCGTAGATGACGGCGGGGTTTGATCCGGTCGTGCTTGGCTGATACCAGCCGCCGGCGCCGACTTGCAGATTGAAGAACGTGCATTCCACCGGGAAGCCGGTGTAGACGCCGGGATCGCAGTAGACGCCACGGCCATAGTCGGCGGGCATCGCCGTCGAAAACCCGGAGTCCGCGGTGTTGTAGGTGTAGGTCGTGGTCGTGTTGTCGGCGATCGTGGTCAGCAGGTAGTACGTGGCGCCGCCAGCGTGCGTTGCATAAATCTTGCGCGATACCGTCCCCGACGGGCCGGTCGGGATCGCTGTGATGGCGATCTTCCCGTTCACAGTCTTGTCGGCCACGGTCACATCGGCCGAGTACTGGCTCACGTCCGTGGTCACCGCGCTGCCGTTGACGAACGCCACTTTGACCCGGTGCACGCCGTTGTCGACGTTGCCGGCGCCGGCACCCGCCAGCGCCACTGTCGGCGCCGCCGTCAGGGCAGGTCGGTAGATGTAGAAATCGGTGAACGTGACGTTATCGGTATCGCCCAGGATGACCGCGTGCGTCATCCCGTAATGATTCAGCCGGAGTTGCTGGAACGAGCCATGACAGGTATTTGCGCCCAGGCCGTCGGGCGGATAGGTGATCCCGGTCACTTCGAGCAGAGCGCGCTCGGTGCCTGTCACGTTCGCAATCGAGCAGTTCACCACATAGAACCAACTGTTCGTGGCCCGCGTTGCCTCGAACAGCCATTGCGCCAGCGTCGCGCCACGGATTTCCAGATCGCGGTAGTAGCCGCCCGCGCACGAATCGGTGACGAT